GTCACGTCTTGTATCTGCAAATGTGCCGATACCTGTCCAGCCAGATTCTGTATTCATAGCTAGATGACCAGTATTATTAGAACTCATTCCTGAGAAATGGTCTAGAATTAAATCTACGTTGTCATCGATTTCTGCAGCACTCATTTCTTTCAATGAAGCTGAGCCATTCCACTTTAAAGGTTTTGCCATGTTAGTTTCCTCTCTTTCCTATATATTAATTAAAATGTTCCGCCATCAATAGTTGATACCGCTGTTGGTACACCTGATGAATTAAATCCTAAGACATAATATTGGTCATTACTTCCAGGTGAATCAACAAATCCTACTGCTGTACCGGCTGTATTTGAAATCATAACTCCATCGCCAGTAAATGAACTTAAACCTGTACCACCATGTGCTACTGCAACATCAGTGCCTGCCCACACACCTGTACCAATAGTACCTAATGTGGTAATTGTATTCTGACCTACATATGAAGCTGCAATGGTAATAGCATCTGCTGAAACAGTAATTTTATTTGCCGTACCGACTACATCAATCGTATTACCAGTCTTTGTTAAACCATTTCCTGCTGTAATTTGACCAGCACCTGAGAATTGTTCAAATGTTATTGCTGTTGTGCCTAATGTAACTGCACCATTGGTGCTCATTACATAACCATTGTCTGCGTTTGCAGTACCTTCTTCAACAAAAGTAAATGCACCTGCAGTTAATTCAGAAGCAGCATCTGCATCTGGGGTTCTTGTTAATACCCAGTTTGATGAATTAGTACCAACAGTGGTTACTTTATAGAAACCATTTTGAGCAGCTGTTGATTGGTCTTTAACAAGAACTCTATCATTAGCACCAAGGGTTACACCATCGATTGCGATGGCAGCTTGTGAACCAGAGTTAGTTAGTGTTCCAGCACCATTAACATATGTAGCACCTAAGTTTGCTGTTGTAGCTACTTTTACTGATGCTTTAACATCTAATCCATTAGCAACACTATCTACATATGCTTTATTTGCAAGGGAGTCTGAAGTAAATCCAGCACGACCCGAATAATTAGAAGGAACTGTTACTGTACCTGTTCCATTTGGAGTTAGGTCTAAGTTACCGTTTGAATTAGTTGTTGTAATTGCATTACCATCAATTGTAATATTATCAACATCAACTGAAGTTAGTGAATTAAGGTCAGTGTTAAGTGCTACTACACCAGATGTAACTGTTAAATTAGTATTATCAAATGAAGCAATACCTTTATTAGCACTTGTAGCAAATTCACCGGCTATTGTTATTGTATTATCAGATACTGTTGTATCAATACCTTCGCCACCGGTATATGTTATTGTTTCTCCAGTACTTACTGAATCATTTGAACCTGAATCTGCAGCAATACTTAAAGTACTTACTACCGTGCCAAATGATAAATTACCTGAACCGTCTGTTTTTAAGAATTGTCCTGATGAACCATCCGCGGTTGGGTGTGATAAGCCATCAATAACAACCGAACCTGAACCATTAGGTGTGATTGTAATATTGCCGTTTGAATTTGTTGAAATAATGGCATTGCCATTAATATTTAAATTGTCAACATTTAAATTGTCTAGTTTTGATGAAGCATCTACTACTAGTGCTGATGAAGCTGTTAATGAACCAGCTGTATGGTCCAACATATCGGTGTAATGTTGTCCACCGATTATTCTGGCTACTACATCTGAGCCTGAAGTTTCACCAATAAATAATTTATCGGAGTTAAATGAGTAGGCTTGTTCACCTACTGCTAACGCATCAGTTGCAGGAGTGCCCGTTGCCGTACTATATTTTGTAATAATGACTGTTCCTGCCATCCTATATCTCCTTTAAATTAAAATGAACCACCGTTTATTTTTAAATTACTGTTTGTATCCTCTATTAACGGTTTAACTTTAAATGTTCCAGCTGTTGAATCCCATTGCAACATTGAACCATCTGTTCTTGCCGTTATATCTACATCAGTCAAAGTACTTAGGCTTGTGTTTGCTCCCGATACTGATACTGTTTTTGCCTGTATCGTTTTTTGTATCGCTCCAGCGCCTCTTAAAGCATTATTTTGACCAATCTTTCCTGTTAATGACATTATATTTGTGTAATCCCTGGATTAACCGTAACTTGTCCCTCTATCACTCTAGTTTTAACTCCACCAGAAGTTTTAGTTATCTCTATATCATATAAATACCTACCCGCTTTCATAGCTGCAGTAGTTGTATTAGATAATGTTGCTGTTATTTCACCTTTTGCTGCATTACTAATACTTACACTAAAATTTGTTGCAGTAGAGGAACTATAACTTTTTCTTATCTGTCCCGCTACAGTATATCCAGTTAAATTTGCTATATTACCTGTAGCATCTTCTATTGTTACTTCAACCGAAAAATCTGCTCCTTGGTCTACTTGTATATCTGAATATATTGCCATTATTCTTTACCTTATTTATAATATTAGAACAGTTGACTTCCACCAACATCATAAACATCTAGTTTAAGTGCTGCTGCAGCCGTAGTTGCTATACTTATTGAACCTAAATTCGTCATTGTAGCTGAACCTGTAACTGCACCTGTTAATGTAATAGTTGGGTCAATAACATCAAAGTCAAGTGTTCCATCACCATCTTGATATGTTACACTAAGACCTGATTCGGTATTACCAGTTATCATTGCTCCAACAATATCTTGTACTTCTTCTGCAAAATTATCAATATTACCAATAACGTGAGCATGTCCATCGTCTGCAATTGCAAAGTCTATGTGGTTATTAGCATCATCATACGTTACTGATATACCACCAGTCTCTGTACCACCAAGCATTGCACCTACTGCATCTTGGAATGCCTCACCTTGTTCATAGAATACTGATTTTAAATCTGTTCCACCGTAACTTAATGTTGTAGCATTTAAATTACCTGATACATCTACTTTATGCGATGCATGGGCCGATGTACCAACACCTATTCTTTGATTTGAATCAACTGTCATTGCTGTACCTGAACCGGTACCCAATGTTAATGAAGTTGCGGCGCTTACACCAGCATTTGAACCACCTAATCCTGATGATGCAGTAATTAATTTACCAGTCATTGTATCACCAGCTACCGCTACATAAGTTGCACCAATTGCTGCAATGTTTGTTGTGGCTGTAGTTACTTCACCATGTAATTCTAAAATAGCAGGACCAACTGTTGATGCAGTTGTTCCCATACCAACTGCCGATATTGTACCAAGCTTAGTATTTATTGCAGCAATATCTGTGTCATTGCTTGTTATATTAGTTGTTTGAGTATTGTCAACTGCATATTGAGCATTAAGGATAGCTACTAGAGTTGACTCTGAACCATTATATCCAGATAAACTATTGTTAGCTAAATCAATACCAGCTGTGTTAGCTAATGTTGATATATCTGCATGGTTCTTATTAACGGCTTTACGTAAAGTACCATAATTTGTCGTATCCCATAAAGCATCAGTACCAATAATTAAATCAATAGCTTCTGTTCTAGTTTCATGGTCTTCCAATGAAGCAATAATAGTTGTTGCACCTGCTTTAGGCTCAGTTAAGTTAGTTAAATTACCAACCGCAGTTCCAAGCTCATTAGTCTTAGTTCGCCATTCTTCAAATGTATTTGCTGTTGTTACGTTTACTGTTGCCATATTATCTCTCTATTAATTGTTTTAACATATCTTTAATTTCCGATACATCTTGTTCTACTTTATTCAATCTATCTGCATCATATTTAATTTTTCTTCTATTAGCAGAATATTGCTCTCCACCTTTAGCCATATTTATAAGCGCTCCAGATTTTGGGTCTCTCATTAATCCATCATGTCCTTTAACTGGTATCATCATACTTTACACGCTATAGCTCTAAGCTGTTGAACTCTAGGTATATAACTTGTACCAGTAGACCTCATTACAATTTTAACTTTAAATATTGTAAATGTATTAGTTGGTGTAATAGCATATGAGTGTTCAGAATATGTTGTGCCATCTGAGTATAGAACCTCACCATTATTTTCTTCTGGTGCATCTAACACCCAAGCTTGGTCATCAAATGTTGCTATTTGATTACCAGTCTTATAATATACATCAACATAACTTCCATTAGGACGATTAATATCCATATAAATTTTAATATGGTCTGATTCGTCTTGTAATTCAACTGTCTTAGTTACATATTTAGCTAAGTTGCTACCACCTGCTGCTGCTGTTTCTGCTACTCCACCTGCGTTATTATCAATCCTATTTGAAATAGTAATTGCTGAACATCTTTCTAAATCAATTACTGGCGATAAGTAATCTGTAGCTGTAGTAAATACACCATTAAGTTGTAACGTATGGTTAGGTGATGCACTAGGCTTAATAACTTTAGGTGCTATAGGAGTATACCCACTATTTGGAACAATTGCTACAGCAGTTGCTGCTATAGTTCCACTAGATTCTAATGAATCATTCATTGTCCAAGTTTGTGTAGTATCAGGTAATGTTACTTGTTGAAGTATTGGATGTATTGTGTTCCAAGCTAAATGTTGTGTTGCTTGACATGCTGACCCACCGCCAATACCAGTAGCACTTCCAGTACCAGCTGATACAAATGTGTATGTATCTCTTGTAATTGCTGTAATGGTGTGTGCTTTATTTAAATGCGCAGTAGTATGACCATTAATTGCTGTAGCTCCTGCAATAGTAACACTATCACCAACTTTCATTCCATGGTCTCTATGTGCCACTGTAATATTAGTAGATGAATTGGTTGTTGTAATTGGATTACCTCCCAATGCTCTTGAAGGTAATGCAGAATTTCTTAATGTCACTGTTTTTGCAGTTGTACTAAACACAGCTCTCTTAAGAACAAATGTTAAATCTTTAGTTTGGTCTGGTGTCCATGTTGAAGCATTTTGTGATTTAAATAATACACCTGCGTAAGGTTGTTGTGAAATTCTATTACCACTTTGGTCTTCACCACCAATTTCAGCATAACGTACAGTATAGTTATTTGAATTAGCCATAACAACAATTGCATATTCAGTAGTATCTTGTAAGAATACTGGTGATGGGAATGTAAATGTTGTAGCTGAAGTACCATCTGCAGTTACACCACTTGGATTAAGTGTTACATCAGCAAATGGAAGAACCTCTTGTGTAGGGAATCCATTTACCATTTTTCTAATTTGTACTTGTACTGGTATGTTATCATCTTTAGATACAAAATAAAGGTCTACTGAAGTAACAAATGAAGACTTATCAAGTAATATTGATTGTGCTAATGGGTCACTCCATGATACTACACCAGAACTAACTTCTTTCCTTTGAACTACAGGTGTTCTAGTTGAAATAATAACATTATTTCTTGTTTCAATTAAACCTGCTGCAGTATAATCTGCTACAGCTGATGTGCGAGTTAAAGCATCATTATTAGTAGATGATGACGTTAATTTAAATTCTTTTTTACCTGTTGTGAAATTGGTTGTAGTATTATTAGGTACTAAGAATGAACCTGATACAGCTCCATTTGCATCTGTTGTTAATGCTCCTGCACCACTTGGGTGAGCAGTTACAGTATTAACACCAACTAAAGGAGTATAACCTGGAGTTGTTTCAGAAACATAATTAGATACATCAACACCATCAAAGAATGCATATACTGTAGAGTTTGGTTTCATACGTACTGCATTAAAGACAACCATTCTTGTTCTCATATATGGAATAAAGTTAACTTCAACAACTCTATCACCGCCACTAACCATAGATGTTTCAACGGCTATAGATGTTTGAATACCTGTCCTTGATTTACCGCTTTTTACACGAGGAGTAGTAGTTTCAGTGAAAGACCAAGAACCTCTGGTCATTCTATATCTAGTAGCGTGGCCACCTCCACCAGTATCAACTAGTGTCCCTGGAGTATAATGACTTTCATGACTTGCTTTACCGCCAGTCCAATGTGTTTCCCAACCACCCCATACAGTTCCTAAAGCAGTTTCAGCTTCAAGCGTTGCTAACATAGCATCAAATTCACCGTCATTATTAATTACAACTTCTGGTCTCCTATCAATATCAATCCACTCATCAGTTGAAGGAGAAAGTGTCATTGAACCAGTCCAGTTAAATATATCATAAGGGTTAACATTAATAGTACCAGAATATTGTGTTTGTGATATAATCGCAGCTGAAGTATATGGTAATGTTACTAAGTCACCAGTTTTTGTAGTAGTTGAAGAGGCTGAAATAAATTCTAATCCAGCATTACCTTGAGAAAATGAAGGTCTTAATGTACGATTTTCTATATCGACAGAAGCTTTATATTCAGTTGAACCTGCATCTGACATTCTAGTATTTGCAAAACCATCTACTATATAACCAGCTTTCCATCTTGGATTATTATCTGTATCTAAAATTTGTTTATTTTGTGCTTCAGTTTCTAAGAAATTAAGCGCAGTATAATATTCTACTTGACCAACTCGTCTATCTATATGTCCAATATCACGCATTGTATAACGTCTTTGGTCATGATATTTAACACCAACTTCTCCTGTAGATACTGTATATGGAGGAATACTTAATGTATATAAAAGCATTGCATCACTTGGAATAGAAGGTGCCTCTGGGTATTCCGCTGGAACACCAGGTGAAACACCAAATATACCATCTTTATTAAGATAGATTTTATCCATTCTTGCTAAATAATATTGAATATCAGTTGAGAATTGTGAATATCTTGTAGGAGCAAATGATGTGGAATTACCACTACCAGTAAAGTTACCACCAGCATCACCTACACGTGGTCTAAAGTCTACACAACTTCTTAATTCTAAACCATCAAATTGAGGAATATTTTCATAACCTACTGCAGCAGGATAAGAATCAACTGAGAAGAAGTCTCCCGATGAATGTGAGAAATACTTATATGTAACAGTAAGTGCTACGGACCCAGCATAATTTGTTGTTGTTTTTAGTTTAATACGACCAACATTATAATAATCATCTCTTTGACCATTATCTAAATCAAAATGTTCAGTAACATTAGCAGAACCTGAAGTCTCAACAACTGAAACTAATTCATGTACATCAGCATGACCAAGAGCTTGACCATTACCTGTAAAGTCTGTACCTGCGTTAAATGCAGAAGCGGTGTTTCCACTTAATGTTTTAGTCTTATGTGTTAATGTTCTAACCATTGGTGCAATTAATCTTACAGTATCACCTGTAGCAGAACCTGGTAAATTTGATATAACAACACTTGGTGGACTTGTATTATTATCAATTGCAATATCACCTACAACAATATCTTCACCACCTGAAGTTGAATCGGTATCGTTTATTAAAATCCAGTTTGTGTTAGCTGATTTAGAACCAAATTGTTCACCGGAAGCTGCAGAAGTAAATGTAGCTGTACCAGAACCAGATACTGAAGCTGAACCAACTATACGATTAGTATTATAACTAAAATCATATACTGCAGATAAGTTTTCATCTATTTGACCATTAAGTGTTTTAACTCTATCATATGGCAATTTATATATTAAACTATCTGGACCAATATTATAATGAGCTGCTGTTGTAGCAGGTGAACCTGATGTTTGTATTGTTGCTGCAAATGTTGCACCAGCACCAGTACCTTCTTGGTCATCTAATTGAGTTGCGGCGGTCATTGTACCAGTAAAGTCAAATATATGTATTCTATATACTGCTGCTGCACCACCATCTCCTGAAACACGTTCAATCGAACGAGCTCGACAAGTACCAACTGATGTACCACCTGAATTCTCAATACTAATTTTACCAAATGTAGTAATATCAGGTGTACCAATCATTGCTTTAACTTCAATCCAGTTATTATGTGTTATTTCTGTAAGTTTATCTGAAGCTACGTCTGAAGTTCTTGCTTTATCAAAGTGTACATATGTATTTTTTAATGTTTCAATCTCATAACCTCTTACGTATGCTTTCGAAGGTTCAACAACTGCTGTTAACTTTGTAGCATCAGGACTTGAAGCTTGATGTGATTTAATAAGAGTTTTAAATGGATTAATATAGTAGTTACCTGATTCATCAAATGTTCTACGAGCTAATTCATCTCCAAGAACATTATAATCAGCTGACCTAGCATGTTTAGTAATAACACCAGATTCTAATCTAGCGATTAGAACAAAATTACCAGTTGTAGCATTAACTGCTTGTGAAGATAAAGTAGCTGTAATAGAATAACGATGTGCACCAGGAGCTGACTCATTAGGTGTACCTGTAGCATTATCATTTAATGAAGTATCTGTACCTGAACTGACAAGGGATTCAGTAACTAATAAACCAACATCAAACGATACACTATCTGTATATTTAGATAATATAATTGTTTTAGCTTTAGCTGTAACAAAGTGTTTCTTAATATAATATATACCATCTTCCATAGATACTATTGAACCAAAACCTATAGGTGTAGTACCTGAAGCAGCTACTGTAGCTGTCTTACTTCCTGTAGCTGTTAATGCAGCATCAGCTGCAAATACACTGCCAGATATATATTGTACCCATAGTGTAATTGGGTCTGAACCATCTGCTAGAGCAGCCCAAATAACTTTTGCTTTGGTACCAGAAGAATCACTATATTCTGTACCTACTATATCTGTGACTGCTGAAGTATTGCACGCAGATAATTTAACATAGTCAATTTTATTATGGAGGTGAACTGCACCAGGTACAACTACTGAACCATCTTTAAATACATGGTCACCTGTAGATGATATCTGATGTTGTAACGATGTTTGTAACTGGGTTAACTCTCTTGCTTGTACAGCCTTACCAGGTCTAAACAATATTCTTTGATATTGTTCTTTAGGACTAAGAGTATTGCCTGAAGCTACATCTTGAAAATCGTCCCAGTATGGTTCTACGTTAAATGAAATTGCCATGTTTCTATCCTATTTAAAATGCGATTACTAATCTTACTGTTTCTACTTGCCCTGAGGCTCTTGTTGTAGCTGTTCTATTTTCTACAAACATTACATCACCTGAGTGATGGTTAACTAAAGGTGCTGTTACTGCTGTAATATCTTGTCCTGCAATTGATGTACCTTCAGCACGAAGGAAATGAGTCGCAAGGAATGTACCAAACCCTGTAGCTTCATTTTGTATATACCATACAATACCATTCGATGCATCATATTCTACAACTTGGCCTTTAGCACCAACTGTACCTGATGTATGACCTTCAACTATTTGGTCTGCTGTGAATGTAACACCTGTTGCAACTGTAAGTTTTTTACATACATTATATGCATTAGCTTCAGCAACTTGAGCAATAGTACCTGTAGTTGAACCAGTTACTGTTGTAACAAGAGCTTTAAATACTTCACCAACAACTGGATTATCTGATGAACCTGCAGTTTTCCATAATGCATCAGTAGTAGTACCCATTGTTAAAATCTTATAAAAGTTACCAACTACCATTGAACCAGTAGCTGTTACTGTTGCTGATTCAGTAGCTTTCTCAATTGGGTTCTTAATAATTGCTATTTGTCTAAAGTCATTTGAATCAGGAATTGTACCTGACTCATCGCCAGTAAATGTAGTATTAATTGTTACGTAATGTGAACGTAAGTCATTTGTAGAGTCTGCTCCAAATCCACCTGTAGGACCAATGACTGGTCTTATTGCACCATTTGAACCTGAACCACCTGTTACTGTTACAGTAGCGTGAGTATATCCTGTTCCAACGTTAGTCATTGTAATACCTGTAATAGCTCCACCAGATACTGTAGCCGTAGCTGCAGCACTTGCACCATCACCAACAATAGCTAGTGTTGGAGCTGAAGTATATCCTGTTCCTGCCGCTGTAATTTTCATATTATAGATTGCACCATCAACTGCTGCGTTCTGTACACTCCACTGATTTGTTAATGCAGTATCTGAACCAGCCGCTGGTGCTTCTTTAATATGTCTTACTGGTATGAATGACGATGTTAAATACTTAGTTACATCAGATGTTGGGACTGTATACATATATTTCCATATATAGCCATCTGAGCCTGAGTGATTAATAACACCAGATGTTTGAACACCTGTATTGTCTGGGTTTGTTGTAGAAGCTCCTGCTCCCGCCTTTAAGCACATATATACGTTATTGTTATCTGAAATAACAAAATATACTTTGCTTTCTAGGTTGGTGTCTTGATCGTCATACTCTACATAAGTTGTACCAGAAACCCAAAGATTTCTTGGTGAGCAATGAATAATGTCTGTACTAGCAATCTTCTTCATGGCAAACATGTTTTCCCATAAAGTATTACTTGTATAATCATTTTCATATGGGGTTGTTGGAACCGTATCATCAGTCCACGCATTAGGCCGTCCCAAGGCCATGTAGAATTGATTGTCCGCAAGACTAGCTAAGAACTTATTAGTTGTATCTAATCTAAATTTGCTAGTAATTATTGCTGCCATGTCTTTTCCTTTATTTTATTTATGAATATGTTGCTGTACAATCTTGTACATAATAGGTTATATCAGCATTTTGATTTACCCCATTTACTATATAAGGCCTAGTATACGTATCTGTATACGGGTTGCCCTGATTTAAATTAACGGTATCACACGTTAATTTCATAACTTCTTGTGTATGTTGTGTAGTTATATTGTTATTTATAACATCTTGTATGGTCCAATGAGCTAAATCTGAGTTTGGACCCTTATGTCTAAACTTCATATTTTCCCAATGGTTTTGCATACCTATAATACTCTTTTCTGAACTACCTCGTGTAAAATGAGTATATGTTTTTTCTAATATGTGACTATTAAATTGAACTGGTCCAACTTGTATTTGAGGCAAGGTAAGATTAATTTTACCAGCCGCCGGTAACCAACCATATTGAGCTGCTGTATTTTTTGATGTAAGTAACTGAATAAATATTGATATTTCACCAAAGAATATAAACCCAGCTGGGTGAATTAATCTTGTAAATGCATTTCTCCAATCAGCAACATTCGCGCCAGTTCTTAATACATATGAAAACTTTTGATAATAATACGAGTCTTGTAGATATTTTTTATCTGATAAGAATCCATCATTAGTAGTAAATAATCCTTTAGCATATGTTTTAACTACATCATTATTTGCTAATGCACTTGTAAATGTTAATTTATATTTAGTTGCGCCTGAATCTGAATATACTTCCTCAACGTAATGTGTACCTGGTGTTTTATATGTGTCATTAACAAATACCACATCATCATCAAAAAATGCAGCATTACCTGCATCATTATTTCCATTTACAACTGTTGGTGTACCCGATATAGTAAATGTATTCCAAGGTGTATAACTAGATTGGTTTGCTATGATATCAGCTTTTTGGTCTGTCCAATCTCCATCCGATGGATTAAATAAATCTACAAATGGAAAATATGTTTCAACTTCATCATCGTATATTAAACGAAAGAATGATGTAATAGATTCTGGTGTGCCCCTACTTCTATAAAATTCAATAAGGTGTTTATAAAACATCCTTGGGTCTGTAGCAAAATCTCTAGGTACCGCAATACCAATTTCATTCTGCAATTCAGTTAGTAGATTTTCCTCAACATAATCAATATCCCTTTGGATATCTAATGAGTTAAGATAGAATCCAGAATTATTAGAACGTTCTAAATAAAGTGCATATACTTTAATGAATTCAACGAGGTCTGGATAAGAAGTTTCTACATGGTCAGGAACTAAATCATCTACATATGAGGATATATTATAT